TGCCGTTGCTCCAAGTCAGCCGCACGCCCTTCGGCGTAGCTGCCTTGTATGCGTCGTACCACGTAGAGACTGCACTCGCGGTGCTGCTCACTGTCATCGTCAGCGTGCCAGTGAACGGGTTGCTCTCGCTGTGCGTGCTGAATACGGTCGTGCCTGCGAGGTACGACTGACGCGTGATCCCTGCGTTGAACTCCAGTGAGAAGTCGAGCAGGTACTCGTATGCCGTTCCGTCAGCGGTGCCTGGGAAGGTTGAGCCGTGCTGGAATGCGTTCCAAAGGCGGCCCGACATAAACGGCGAGGTTGGCGTGCCTTCGGCGAGTGTCGCGCTGTTCTTGGCGATCTGCTGCGCGAAGAGATTTGCACTGAGGTTCGTGAGTCCGTTGCGGTCGGCCGCAATCGTGATGGACTCTGCGAGGCAATAGTTTGCTGCGTATGCCTGTGTGCCGTCCGTTGCGATCAACGTGTAGGAGGTAGGCGAGTTCGCCGCTGTCATCGAGTAGTCGTAGTCCCACTCATATGGCGCAGCCGTGCCTGAAGGCGTATCGGTGCGCGTCATTGAAAGCCAGAGTGGAAGTTCGCCGACGCTCACGGCAGGGACGGTCGCGCTGAGCGTTGGCTCAACGGAGACGATTGTGCCGGTGGAACCGATGAGCGGGTTGCGAAGCGCAACGGATCGCTCGGTTCCAAGTTCAATCGTTGTGCCTTCGGAGATGACGCCAGTTGGCGTCACGAGCAGCTTGCGGCCGCCGCTGGTCAGCGTCGGGATAGTTCCAGGCGTCGCCTCCTTGAAGGCGACCAGTTTGCTGAACAGTACGTTCCCTGCGGATGCGGCTGGCATTAGTCGTTCTCCTTGTCTTCAGCCGCTGGTGCGGCACGCTTGGCGATTCCTGCTGCGATCCAAGCCTCTGCCTGAACCACAGGTGCGCTGATGATACTACCGTCCGACGGCAGACCAGCCACGAACTCTCCCTGTGGGATTGAGCCTGGCACGAACTGCACGTCAATGTGGCTGATCACTGGATAGGTCAGAGGCTTCTTCAGGTCAGGCACTGGTGGCAATCGCCTCCACGCTTGAGACTTCAACCGTTGCCGTGATAGTCAGGAAATCTGCGTCGCCCCACGTATCGGTGCCGATGTTGGTGGAGGTCACGCTTGCCTGCGCCACCCCACTCGCATTGTCCAGCGTCACGCCGTCAATAAAGGCGTCACGCAGCCACGTTCGCCACGTCATCAAGTCCTCATATTTGCGCGCAAGGTCAGCCTGCGGGGTCAGATAAATCACAACATTCAACGTCAGCGTGATTTGGCGATTTGAGGCGCCGTAGGCAATCGTGTCGTCGCCTGGGATGATCACGGCCGCAGGCGCAACGGCGATGTTATCTGGAGGATATGCGTGAACCTTTCGCAACGCATATCCGACTGGTGAGGGCGTGCTTTCAAGATGCTCGCGGACCGCCTCGATAACGGTCTTATCTGCAAAGCTCATCTGATCAGCGCCGCGATCTCTTCTTCAGTCAGGCCGAGCGCCGCAAGTTTGGCAAGCGCAGAAGTTCTGCTTTCATCGACTGGCTCTACAGAAGATGGCGTTGGAGCAATCCAATTTCCATCTACGCGAGTCCAGCCAACGCCAATGCCAGGGAGCGCAAGTTCTGCTGTTGTTCCGTCTGGAGGAGTCCAGTCAGAAACCCCATCCCACACAAAAACATTTACAACTGTGTTGTCTTTGATCAAGAAGTATGTATTCATTGCAAAATCCTAAACTGAGATGACAAGCACATAGCCGCCGCCACCTGTTCCGCCAGCTCCCGTTGACCAGGTACCTCCGCCAGACTCTACTGCTGCGCCACCGCCGCCTCCGCCGCCACCGAGGTATCCGTTGCCCCCGGCACCGCCATTTCCAGCTGATCCGCTACCTCCGCCTCCGCCGGCATTTCCAATTCCAACCGTGCCTGCGTTCGATCCGGCGCCGCCAACAGTTCCAGCAGTTCCACCAGCAGCCGCAGTATCTACAAGTCGACCAAATCCTCGGCCACCTGCGCCGCCTGCCATTGAGTTATGCGTTGAGTATTTTCCGCCGCCTCCGCCGCCACCTGCTGCACCAAACTGATTGTCAACGCCAGCAAGTGCGCCAGCAGAACCGTTTGCGCTTCTAGCGCCAGCGCCAGCAGAGTACCAGCGTCCTTGAAACCAGTCTGCCTCTGATGCACTTTGACCTATTCCTGTTGTTTGCGGGGTGCTGTCTGTTCTGCTTTGTCGAGCGTAGCCAACAGAAACAATGTTGCCAGGACCTGGCCTTGTGATGGTGGGCGTTTGATTATTTCCTTCAACTGACTTACCGCCAAAACCACCATAGGCTGTTGCAACTGTGCCAAATGTTGTATCGCCACCATTACCGCCGTCTGATCCAGCAAGGGGTGTTCCAGCCGACACGGATGCACCGGCGGTTCCTCCTGCTGCAATCGTGACAGTTACCGTTCCAGCAAGTTCTGTTGCCTTGAACCATCCATTGACTACGCCGCCTGCCCCTCCGCCGCATCCACCGATGTGATAGTTGCCAGATGCCGTACCCCTCGCCCCCGATGCTCCGCCGCCGCCGCCACCAAGGGCAAGAACGTAAACGGCAACCTTCCCTGCTGGCTTTACCCACGAGCCGCTGCTTGTAAATTCTTGAACGTCTGCACCAGCAGCGGCTGCGGTTGCCCAGACTGGAATTCCAGCCGTTCCAACCGAGAGGATTTGATTGGCTGTTCCAATTCCAAGTCGAGTGATGGTTGCCGACCCGCTTGCGTAAAGTAAGTCGCCAGCAGCCGTCGCGGTGTTCTTTGGAATCGCTGTGCCGGCAAGGTCATAGGCTGACTTGACGCTGTTCGGCGTAGCCGCCGTTGTGGTCGAGGTAGACGAGGTTGAGTCAATCAGCGTCGTGACGCCGTAGACGTCGCTGGTTGCCGCCGTACCAGGAGCAGGCGTTGGCGTGATCCACTGCGTGTTGTAGTCAGAAGAGTCAATCTTGGCGAGAAGCTGCCCTGCGGTTCCCCCTACGACAACGCCGGAACCTGCAGGACCTGTTGCGCCTGTTGCCCCAGTCGCGCCTGTCGCGCCTGTTGAGCCAGCGACGCCTTGCGGGATGGAGAAGTCAAAGATTGCCGCGCCAGAGCTGCCGACGTTCGTGACAGTGGCGTTTGAGCCAGCGGTTCCAGTGATGACCGTGCCGACCGCGATTGTCGCAGCCGCACCAGTTGATCCTGTGGCGCCAGTGTCCCCAGTGTCACCCTTGTCTCCCTTGACCAGCACGAAGTCAAAGACAGCCGCTGATGACGAGCCTGTGTTGGTGACCGAAACTGCGGTGCCTTGCGTGACGCTGCCTACGGCGATGGTTGCCGCTGAGCCTGCCGCGCCAGTGGCTCCAGTTGCTCCAGTTGCTCCAGTGTCGCCAGTGTCACCCTTGACGAGTACGAAGTCAAAGACCGCAGCGGAGGAGGAGCCTGTATTGGTCACCGCGACGGCAGTACCCTGCGTGACTGCGCCAACGGCGATGGTGGCGGCAGAACCCGCTGCGCCTGTCGCGCCTGTGTTGCCTGTTGCCCCTGTATTTCCTGTGTCGCCCTTATCGCCCTTATCGCCTTTGACAAGTGTGAAGTCAAAGATTGCAGCGGAACTTGATCCGCTGTTGGTCACCGCAACGGCAGTGCCTTGCGTGACGGTGCCAACTGCAATCGTGGCTGCAGAGCCAGCAGCGCCTGTCGCGCCGGTAGCGCCAGTCGCGCCAGTCGCTCCTGGCACCAACACAAAGTCGAAGACAGCGGCTGAGGAGGAGCCGGAGTTAGTGACAACAGGCGCAGTTCCTGAAGTGGTAGTGCCGACGGTAATCGTGGCGGCTGATCCTGCAGCTCCTGTCGAACCTGTGGCACCAGTGTTGCCAGTGTCACCCTTATCACCTTTGACAAGTACGAAGTTGAATACGGCAGCCGATGAGGAGCCGCTGTTCGTGACGGCAACAGCCGTCCCCTGCGTGACCGAACCGACAGCAATGGTTGCAGCAGAACCAGCAGGACCTGCGGTACCCGCTGGGCCAGTTGCGCCTGCAGGACCTGTCGGACCCTGCGCGCCTGCGGGTCCAGGTGCCTGAACGACAATCTCTGTGCGCGTGTCGTTGATCGAGATGATCTGCTGCGTCAGGTCAACTTCTACGGTCATCGCGTCACCTCAGGTGAAACTGTTGCTGCTCCTTGCAAGAGGCGCGTCACCACGCCGCCTGCGCTCACGAGTTCAAGGTCATAGACGCCGCTGAATGGCGCGGTGAGCGCAGCGGTTGTCGTGGCAGAGATGACGATGGCGATTGTCCCAGCCGCCCCGCCAAGTGTGATCCCAGCGCCGCTCGTCAGGCTGACGATGCTGGTGCTGGATGAGTACGTCTCGCGCACTTGCATCCGCGCGCTGTAGCCAGTCAGGTTGATCGCCGTGCCAGCCGAGTCCTTCCACGTGACGGTCAGCTCAAAGGTTGCGCCCTGGTTGATCGTCAGGTCAAAGGTATTCCCTAGCGCCATTATCGGCTCAGCCCTTCACGCTTGCGGTACGCCTCAAGCAAGACTTGAGATTCAGGATGCAGTGCGCGTGTCTGGCGCAAGATGCCGCCGAGGTCTTGCGAGCCGATCACGCCGAACGGCGAGGTGCGGCTTGACCAAACTGCACCGGCTTGAATGATTGCGGCTTGCTTCACGGCGCTTGGCACGGACGGCCATCCGAAGACGCCGACCACCTTGACGCCGCGGTAGACGTCGCGTGGGAAGTTGCGCGGCCAGTTGACCGACACGTCAATCTCGTTGTACGGAAACCCATCAAGCGCGGCATTGCCAGGCGCGAGGTTGTAGTCCGTGTCCACCGTCCACGTCGTCTCGTAGGTGCCGTTGCCGTCGTCATCCGTCTGCAATGTCGTGATGCTTACAAGGTCATCAACGAGGACGTACTTGTAGTCCTCTGCCGTGTAGTAGCGCGTTTGTGTCGCTGTGCCAAAGCCGTTCTTGCGATCGGTGTAAAGGTCAATGAGTGCGTCGGTCGCATCGA